TAATGGCATACAGAAAGCCTGAATGGGCAAAAAACAGTGGTTTGGAAAGCGTGGAGAGATACGTTGGAGAAACAATAGAGCAAAAAGTAGATAGAGTTGTGAATAATGGAGAACCGATTGAAGATGGTGCGCCGAGAATATATACCGAGAGAAAAGATGGTGTAGGAGCGCAGTATGATATCCGTACGGATAGATGGGAAGTAGCAGTTGATGCTATGGACGCAGTTGCAGGAAGTTATAAAGCGAAAAGAGAACAGAAAGGAATTAGCAAAGAGGACATTGTGAAAGATGAGCCAAAGGCTGATGAGAATCTTGGGAAAGCGAGTGGTGATAGTGAATAGAGCTATGCGGATGCAATAGTTTTGTGAAAATTTAAGAGGGGATTGAAAGACTATCCCCTTTTATTTAAATGATGAATAACACACAAAACGTATTATTATCAAGTAGGTATAGAAAAGAGCTTTTAAAAAAAGCGCGAAAATAAGTAATTATGAATAATAAGAAACAAAGTAAAGGTATGAGTGCATTAGGAATTGGATTGGGTGCAGCAAGTTCAGCATTAGGAATGATTGGACAAGATGCAAGAGCAAAGAAGCAGCATGAGAGACAGAAAGAATTGATGGATTTGCAGAATAAGCAACAAGAGAAGTTTAATAAACAAGGTGCTCAGTTGCAGTATGATATGTGGAAGAAGACAAGTTATCCGGGACAAATGGAGATGATGAAAGAAGCAGGATTGAATCCAGCATTGATGTATGGAATGAGTGGTGGCGGTGGAGTTACCGCAGGAAGTCAAGGTGGTGGAAGTGCTGCAGGTGGTAATAGTCATGCGCCTATGGATATTGGAGCATTAGCAAGTGTAGGATTGATGAAAGCACAAGCTGATAAGTTGAAAGCAGAAACTGATAATATTACAGGGAAGACAGGATTGCAAGAAACTGAAAAGAGTAAGTTGAATGCAGAAACTGTGAAGTTAACAGAAGATGCGATTAGATTGGATATGGAAAATGATGTGAAATTCCAGACATTAAGCGATGAAGTTAAAAAGATTAAAATGGAAGCATTAGGTGCAGAATTAGATAATCAGTTGAAAGGAGTGAGTAAGACGTTGACGGAAGAACAAACAAGAGCGTTGAGTCATAAGATTTGGCAAGAGTGGGTTAAGACGGGAAGTTTTGCTACAGGAGCGTTAGGTGGAATTATTGGAAATGCATTGAAAGGATTATTTAAGAATCAATAGGTATGTGTTTATATCCAGTTAAAGTTAGAAACAAGAAATACAGTGCAAATAAGAAAAACGGTGGGGTAATTCCCACCGCTTTGCATGGTAAGATGTATACAATTGGAGCGAGTTGTGGTAATTGTATAGAATGTAGAAAAATGAAAGGTAGAGAATGGCGAATTAGAATTGGCGAAGAGATTAGAGATAGAAAGGATGGTAAAATGGTGACATTGACGTTTAATGATGAGTGGTTGAATGAATTAAGATTGAAAGTGAATGAAAAAAGAGTACAGAAATTGAGTGGCTGGGATTTAGATAATCAAGTATGTGTATATGCAGTTAGACAGTTTAGTAATAGATATATATTTGAAAGAAAAAGACAAAAAAAGAATCATAAAAGTTTAAGAAGATGGTTGGTAACGGAATTGGGAAGTAAAAATGATAGAATCCATATGCATGGAATTGTGTTTACAGATATGAGTGATGATGATTTACAAATTGTTTGGAAATATGGACATATACATATACCGAAAAACGGTTTTGTGAGTGATGCTACAGTAAATTACATAAGTAAGTATTTTACGAAAGTAGATTTTGAGCATAAAGGCTATAAACCAAGAATGATGAGAAGTCCGGGAATGGGATTAGGGTATGTAGAAAGAAATAAAAGAAGACATGCGTTTAGGGGAGAAGATACAGTGCAGACGTATAGAACAAGGCAAGGTGTGAAGTTACCGTTGCCAATGTATTATAGGGAAAAGTTATGGAGTGATGAAGAAAGAGAAGAATTGTGGTATCATAAGATATTAGAAGATAAGCAGTATGTGGCAGGATATGAATTGAGTGAGAGTCAAGAGAATTTTGAAACTGAATATAGTGGAGCGTTAGAAAGTGGTAGAAGAAGAAGTGAGCGATTAGGTTATGGAAAAAGAGATAAGAATTGGGATATGAAAAGATTTGATAGAGAGGGAAGAATGATGCGTGAGAAATGGAAGGAGGCTAAGAATGAAAAATAAGATAAAGATGATACTAATAAGTTTGATAAAGATATGGTTAATAGTTACGATGTTAGTGAGTGTGAATGAATTGGTTGATAAGATGATACATAAGAAGAAGAAGAATAGAATCATGAGAAAGGAGTAGTGCGGAAGCTCCGCAGGGTCTTGACAGACGGTCGTGGCTATCGAGCCACACCGACGCATTTGTAACGGGTCGGTTTTTTGTTTGTGCAAAAACCTACCTCTTAACTCGGTAGGTAAAAAAGAAATGTATATATTTGAGAAATAAAGTTGTGAGATGATGGGAAAAGTGATATATTTGTATAATAACATAAAAAAGGTAAATAAGATGAAAACGAAAGTTAGTACAGGTTACACAGTGAAAGCGTTTGTAAAGAATGTGGATAGACTGAAAGAGCAAGGATTGTTGAATGCAGAGAATAGTGTTGTATTAGATGATATTGTAAAGGATGTGAAAGAAGAATGGTTAATAAGAGAATTTAAGTAATATGAAGAAAGAATTAGTAGTAATAGCATTAGGAGTAGCGATTGGAATATGTTTTATAATAGAGTTTTTAGTAAAAGTTTGGTAAGATGAATAGTTTTGATAAGTTTAAGATGAAGAATAACCAGCTAGATATGTTTGAAGAAGAATTTAGTATTGGAAATGTTAGCGAAGATATGGATATGAAATGTTGGAGTGTAGAATGGTTAGAGAAATGGGGTGTTGAAATGGACGAAGTAATTTATGATCTAATTAAGAAAGCAGATAAGTTATGAGAATAAAATGGTTTTGGATTGGTAGTATAGTGGTAATGATTGGTGGTTGTGAAAGTACGATAGTAGTGATAAAAGGTAATAAGAATGTAATAAGTACGAAAGAAAAGGTAGAGATAGACTCTACTAAGTTTAATTTAAATAAATAATAAGTATGAATGAAAACAAAGAGTACATTGATAGTCAGATTGACTTAGAGATGGAAAAAGAAGTGACGCCGATAAGTCGTCATGAAGTTGAAGAAAGCCCGTTTACAGTTGTCGGAAATGATGAAGGTGGATGGGTTGGTACTATGGGTAAGTATCGAATTACTGAACAGTATGATTCGAAAGAGGATTGTATGATAGAAGTAGGTAAGATTACTTGGAATAGAATAGTGCAAGTGTTAATATTAATTAATCAGATTAAAGAAGTAGAAGATGAGCAATAGTGTAAAGTTAGGTGGAGAACGCCTAGGAAGTGGAAAAAAGAATAAGTATATAACTAAGACGTTTAATAGAAGTACGCATAATTTAAGTTATATATGGAGAAGTAGTATGAGTGCAGGAACATTGGTTCCGTTTATGACAGAAGTTGGGTTACCGGGAGATACGTTTGATATAGATTTGAATGTAGATGTAAAGACGTTGCCGACGATTGGACCATTATTTGGAAGTTATAAAGTGCAATTAGATGTGTTTGAAGTGCCGGTAAGATTGTATAATGGAGATTTGCATATGAATATGTTGAATTTGGGGCGTGATATAAGTAAAGTGAAGTTACCTCAGATAGAGTTAACACATCAGTATAAGCCTACAGATGTATATAATGATAATAGCCAGATAAACCCAAGTTGTATATTTAGTTATTTAGGAATTAGAGGTTTAGGAAGAACATTAGATGGAAGTACAGGAGAGATTAAGCGACAGTTTAATGCAGTGCCGTATTTAGGATATTGGGATATATTTAAGAATTATTATGCTAATAAGCAGGAAGATAATGCGTATGTAATTCATACGACGAATAAAGCTACGACAATAACAGTTACTAAGGCTGATAGATTGATGAATAATTTAGCAACAGATACTCCTAGAACGATACTAGGAAATTTAGTGACAGAGTTTAAAATATTGTATGATAATGAAGATAGGATTGGTGATATAGACCCACATTTAGCAAAGATTAATTATAAGAGTGGAAATGATGTAGCTGCAGATGTATTGTTGATTAATTTGTTTGAAGATTTTACATATTATACAGATGATAATAATATGAGAGTGTTAA